TGAAGAGTCCGAATCGGACATTGACAGCTTCTTAGGCTATTACAACGTGGAGAAGGTCGAGGACATGACCGAGGCTGATTATGTGGATGCAAGCCGGAAGCTTAACAAGAAGCTGGAGGGGATGAAGCGATGAAGTCAATCATGCAAGGGCAGAAGCGCTGCCTAATATGCAGAAGTCCCTATGTGGAGAAGCACCACGTGTTCGGTGCAGCCAATCGGCAAAATTCCGAGAAGTACGGATTGACAGTTTGGCTATGCCACAAGCATCACAACGAACCGCCGGAAGGAGTTCACTTCAACCGGCGGTTCATGGACGAACTGCACGAATGGGGGCAGAAACAGTTTGAAACCTATTATCCGGCGGAAAAATTTACCGAGATATTCGGAAAGAATTATGTGAGGGCTGCCGATGAAGATTAAAGATATCAAACTAGAGAATTCGCTATGGTCTGCGCAACTAACCATAGTGAGCGACGACCGGCAGGAGCTGGAGCGAATATTCGAGAACGCCGGAAAGGTTGACCCAGAAAAAGAGTATACGGTGAAAATCGAACCGAGAAGGAAGAAGCGCACATTGGATGCCAACGCTTACATGTGGCAACTTCTGAACAAGCTCGCCGAGAAGGTCCAAAACAGCCCCGTAGAGCTCTACAAATGGTTCGTTCGACAATATGGTCAATACTATGTGATTCCGGTCAGAGCGGATGCGAAAAGCGCCTTTTCGGACGCGTGGAGTAGCCACGGGATAGCGTGGTTCTGTGATGATATCGGACCATGCAAGAAAACATTGGGATACCACAACTTAAGAGCGTTCTACGGAACGAGCGAATACGACACCAAAGCAATGGCTCGACTGATAGATGAAGTCGTGGAAGAATGCAAAGCTCAAGGCATCGAAACCATGAGCAAAAAGGAAATTGATAATTTGATAGGAGGTCAAAAGAATGAATAACGTAGTACTTATCGGAAGACTCACAAAGGACCCGGAGCTTGCCTACGGCGGTCAGAACAGAGACATTGCAGTATGCCGCTTCACACTGGCGGTGGACAGACCTACACAGGACAAGGCGGCTGATTTTATCCGTATCGTTGTATTCCGGAAGCAGGCGGAGACCGCCCATCAGTACCTTGCAAAGGGCAGACAGTGCGCCGTCGAAGGACGGATTCAGACCGGGCCCTATAAGGACCGGGAAGGAAAGACGGTGTACACAACCGACGTTGTCGCCAACAGGGTACAGTTCCTTGGGTCGAACGGTTCCAGAGGTCAGCAGAATCAGCAGGGACAACCGGAATTCGAACCAGTCCCGGATGCATTCGTTAACTGCGACGATGATATTCCGTTCTAGGAGGTGAATCATGGCAGAAAGACGCATGTTTTCGAAGAGAGTAATCGGAAGCGCTAGATTCCTTAAGATGCCAATCTCGACCCAGTGCTTGTACTTCCACCTTGGGCTTAACGCTGACGACGACGGAATCGTGGAAGCGTACACAACAATCAAGCAGATTGGGGCGACGGAAGACGACTTGAAGGTCTTGGTGGCTAAGGGATTCTGCACGGTGCTGAACGAGGACCTTGTGACCTACATCACCGACTGGCGAGAAAATAACAAGCTGCGAGCAGACCGGAAGATTGACAGCATTTACAAAGACTTGCTGCTGCAGATGGTACCGGATGTGGATGTACAGCAGGCACGCCGTAGGGCAGACCTTAAACCGCTTTCAGAAGATGGACGTCCAGCGGACGTCCAAGTGGCGTCCCATGGACCGCATAGGTTAGGTGAGGTGAGGATAGGTGAGGATAGGTTAGGTAAGGATAATACACACACAACAGGCGGAAAGCTGGAATGTGGAAAACTCAATAATGTCTACCTAACACAAGAGCAACTGGATGAACTGTATAGATTGATACCGTCACAAGCGGACAGATATATCGAGAAGTTCGGACGGTACAAGGCAATTAAAAACATCGAAAGTCACGACGATTACGCTTGGATTTGTGGCTGGATGGACGAAGACGAAGCAATCGTCAAAGAACGCCGGAAGCAGGAAGCGGAACGATGGGATGCCATCGTCGAGGAGGAAGCAAATGGGAATCCATAACCCGACCTATGGACTGTGGAACGATGGCGAGGACGAAGTCAAAAGTAGCAAAAAGTACGGCGCTAGAGCCCTCGACACGAAGACGGAAGAAGAAGCCCGGGCGAACAGGGTGCACGAGTGCATCACCTATCACGCCGATAAGGAGCTTCTGAAAAAGGGAATCATCCGAAAGGTGGATGAATAAATCAGTATAAGTTATTTCTATATAAAACAAAAAATCGGTTATTTTTCTAATTTTGACAAGTCCCGCCCTTCATGGGCGGGCAAAGGAGGAAGATGTGATTACAATACTGACAGATGACGACTTGAAGAAGTTGAATCCGGAAGACACGGCATTCTTGGCGGGCTTTTGCGCTGCTACCGATAGCGCCACAAGCTTTCTGTACAACTTGGATGTGTACCAGAACAACTTTGACGTGGACGGCGTGGATATCAACCTAGCACGGTTCTTGGAGAATCACGAGGATGTACGGGAAGCGCTGGAGGTGAGCTTGTTACACTGGTTGGAAACGGAAAAGACGGAATACATCACACAGATGATTGACTCGGAACTGGAATAGCCCTAGAACCGATTTTAAGGCACCTAGGACGGCTCAAAAGCACAGAGCCGATAAATTATACCAAAGGCAAAAAAACAAACGAAATAGGAGCGATTATGAACGATAGAGAAAAGTGCCTGAGAGAGGCGTGTGAGATTGTGAACGGAGCACGGAATCAGACCTATGGAAGCGTGGAAAATAACTTTGAGCGAATCGCCACATTGTGGAGCACCTATCTTGACACCGCCGTAACGCCGATTGACGTGGCGATGATGATGGTGCTGCTCAAGACGGCAAGAGTAAGCACTGGTGGAGTTAGCCACTACGACAACTACGTGGACATGGCAGGCTATGCAGCCTGCGCTTATGAGATTACAAAGGAATGGAACGGTGAAAGCGATGATAGCAACAGAGAAAACATTGTCAGAGCTGATTAAGACCATGAGAACGGCGGAAGGGTTAACGCAATCGGAGTTAGCCATGGAGATTTATTCCGACTGTCAGCGAGTATGCAAACTTGAAAGAGGGCATATGAGAGTGTCGTGGGATACGTTTCTAGAGATTGCTCGGGTGCTGGGCTACACGGTGGAAATTGAAGTGAAGGGCGGTGCAGAATGACGAACTACAAGCGGATGTGGATGTTCTTAGAGGAAGAGATTGAAGAAGAGGCAGAAGAACGAGATTTCGTTCGACTCGATACGCTATTAGCACACATGGAGTTGATGGAAAAGTTCGAGATGAATGGGGCATTGGATGGCTGTCGGCTGAGAAGATTTCACAGAGACATGATTTGTGATTATGTCTCTGCGTGGAACAGATTAAAGGCTCTGATTAAAGAGCTACTGGAACGGCATGATTGCGCACCCATAGCGCTCATCATGGGACTCATGGATGGTATCGAAGCAAGTGGAGGTACAGAGTAATGTTTAGAGATTACGGTTTGATGTGGGGTGAACTGAGAGCACAAATGAAAGAATTGCAGGAGAAGCAGGATTCTATCGAACTTGGGGTTCTGATTGCGGTCATGGACCTAATCGAATACCTCGAAGAAGAGGGTGATTTGGAGGCGAGGGAATGAGCTACAACTGGACGAAGTACAATAACAAGAAAATCACCGTGGACGGACAGACATTCGATTCAAAGAAGGAAGCAAACCGTTATCAGGAACTCCTACTGCTGGAAAAGGCGGGCGTGATTAAGAACTTGAGCAGACAAGTTAAGTTCGTGCTTATCCCATCCCAACGTGACGAGAACGGGAAGGTGGTAGAGCGTGAATGTTCCTACAAGGCGGATTTTAAGTACGAAGAGGGGCTTAAGACGGTTGTAGAGGACGTAAAAGGATTCCGGACGAAAGAATACATCATCAAGCGGAAACTGATGTTATATCAGTACGGAATTAGAATCAGGGAGGTATAAGAGTATGTTGCTGAAATGGAATCCGATTATTGACGGCGACTTGAGCGGAATACCGAGAGACAAAAGATTGCTGTTTACGGGAATTGATGACAATGAGTTATATGTTGATTTCGGACACATCGACAGTTTAGAAAAGCTCGGAATTGTCTATGTCGGCGAAATTGACTTTCCAGTTGAAGCGGAAGAATTAACCGCATGGATGGAGCCTCCGGAACCGTACCAGCCGGGTAGGTGTGATACCTGTAACCAATGGAGAGTATTTATTGACGGTTCCGGCAACCGTTGGAGTAAGTGCGAGTTACTGGGCTTTGCAACATTCGTACCTCTCAAAAAGTGTCCTTTGAAGAAATAGTTGTTGTATTAAGTCAAGGGAAGTCAAGGAATTAGTCAAGGAATTGCGGAAAAACCTTGAAATATAAGTGTTTGAAGTGTGCTGGGAGGTTATAAGTTAGTCATAGAATAAGTTATAGAGAGCGTTAAATGAGCGTTTCAGTTCGTGATGACCGTGATAGGAGGATAGATGAAAGAACTAATTGCAGGGCTGATAATTAGCCAGTGGATTATAACTAATTACGTATCCGTGCTTGCCGTGATTGCGCTGTCAACAGCAAGTACATTTGGAAAAATTATGATGTGCATTTTCGAAACCCTTTCACTTGCAGCAGCATTAAAATGCTTGGAGGAATTGGAATGAAGAATAGAGAGAAATACGAAAACGAGTTGATGGACGTTATCAAGATGGACGGTAGGATATGCGGATTCGTGAAAAAGCACGATGTATTCCGGATGATTGGAACGGGCTGGGAAAGTTTCTGCGAAATGGATTGCGTTGCTTGTGGCACGGTACTACAGATTTGGCTTGACGAAGAATACGAAGTAGACTGGAGCAAGGTTCCGGTTGATAAACTGGTGCGTGTGCGGAACGACGAAAACGGCGAGTGGTTACTGCGGTATTTCTGCGAATGGAACGGGAACACGGACCATAAGTACACCACGTTCCCTAATGGAAGGACAAGTAAAACAGCAACATACTACATCGAAAACTGGAGGTTCTGCGAATTAGTTGAGGTGGAGGTTGAAGATGAATAGGAAAGAATGTATTGACGATTTGAATTACATCCGAAAAGCGCTTACAAAAGGCTCATTGTATCAGCATGATGCAATCATCCTCCTTATCGACACGCTGACTGAATACTTAAAAGGACCAAAAACACATGGAGTTGAGAGTGGGGAGACGGTATAGCGAGCTTCCCAATGAATTCTTTGAGGCGTGCTACTGGATGCAGAGCAGGGAAATCCCGATGAGAGTTGCGGCGGAGTTGGCAGGAATACCCACTTCAACATTCCACCGCAACTACCCATACTGGGAAGGCTACATTTACAATTCGGAGGGAAGGATTATAGGAGAGAAATGTTCGACGACAAACAAAAGAAAATGATTAGCATGATACTTGCACATCATGGATTCGAGAACCAGCTTTTTAAGACCGTGGAGGAGCTTTCAGAACTCACCACGGCAATTGCACAATACTACAACAAAGGACCGGGAGAGAGCCGATTAAGGGGCGTGCAAGAGGAGATAGCGGATGTATACATCATGCTAGAACAAATCCGGAAGCAGTTCATGGGTGACTGTGAACTGAAAGAACTGATTGAGTACAAGTTAGAACGAGAAAGCAGCAGAATCGAAGGGAGATACAATGAATAGAAAACTTATTGACCAATGGCAAAAGGATTTCCACGAAGTAGTAGAAAGCTTGGACGTTGAAAAATTCAAGACGTTCTATCGGATGTATCAGGATAACGTTTACGGCGGTAGACCAATGCCGACAAGCGATAAGGTAATCATGGCATCTATGTGCAAGGTAGCGCTTGCGCTCACGACAATCTCGGAAGCAACGAAGAAGAAGGCTGATGAATGGCTTGAAGTGAACAATTTCACGAAAGGAATATGGAAATGAGAAGGTATAGAATCAGCACCGACAAGGTGAGGAAGCGATTAGATGGTTCGTTCATCTATTCACTGGACGACGGGGACGTGACAATCGCCTGCCGTGACAGGGAAGTGGCAATCTTCCAAAATGGGAATGCGGTTCGGATGCCGCTCGGTCAGCTCAAGTGGCTGCTGGAAATGTGTGACGAACACTACGACAATATCAAGTTTGCGGTGGAGATGTACATGCGGGCGAATCGAGATGAGATAGGGACGATAGAATAGGAGGTATCGAATGACAGAATATGCACAAATTGCGGATGCGAGGCTCCGGAAGTTGGGCGAGGCGGAATGGGAAATCAAATCTTGTATGCAGCGAATAGAAGAACTGGAGAATGTAGCTCAATGTTGTGGGTCTTTGAACATCACCGACAAGGTGCAGAATTCTGTCACCGGTAACAAGATGGAGGAGGCTGTCGTGGATCTGCTGGAAGAACAGGAGCGATTAAGAACGGTTGCTTATAACTGGGTGCAGCTAAAAAGAGATATAATATCAGAGCTTGAATCAATCGAGCCAACTTATAGAGACGTCTTGACACGAAGATACATTCTTAAGCAAAGCACGGAAGAGGCGGCAAAAGAGTTGAACTACTCGGAATCGCACACCAAACGTCTTAAGAGGCAAGCACTGGAAAGCCTCGGAAGAGAAATTACAAATCATGATACCAAATGATACTTCTCTATGTGATATTATGTATGTGGAACATAAGCAGCCCTTTCTCCAAGAAAAATGAGGAATAGTCGGGAGCGACCGCCGAAAGGCGGTTGTTTTCGTGCATGGAATCCTAAAAAACATGTGGCAATCAAAAGCAATCATTGGTATAATCACATTGAATATTTCTTTTATACTCGAAAGGAGAAAACAATGAGAAAGAAGATTATTGCATTGATTATGGTTGCTATGGTTGCAACGTTAGCCGGATGCGGTTCTTCCGGTACGAAGGAAACAAAGAAGGCGGAAGAAGAGAAGCCAACCTATGAATCCGTCTACAAGGAGTACAGCCAGAAGATGAAGGATGCTACACCGGGTCTGATTGAAGAGTACAAGAAAGATGCTGAGGGTGTATCCGACATGAACAAGCTGGCAAACATCTGTACAAAGAAAACAGAGAAGCTGGCAAGCATCTGTACAAAGGGAGGAAAGAGACTTGCTTCAATCCATCTAGAGGAAAAGGATGATGAAGAAAAGTACAATGAGTGGATGAACAAGCTGACTGATGTATATCAGGACGAAGCTCAAAAAATAACCGATGCATATCAAGACAGTATACTCGGGTAAACAGAATAATAGTCGGAGCGTTAAATCGTTCCGGCTATTTTATTGGTATCCGCCGGGAGGCGGATTTTTTTATGCAAAAAATGGAGGGCATATGAATATTGAATATGTCAAGACCGGAAGCGTAAAGCCGTATGAAAAGAATCCACGAAGAAATGATGATTCGGTAGAGTTTGTGGCGAATTCAATTAAAGAGTTCGGATTTCAGCAGCCAATTGTTGTTGACAAGGATATGGTTGTAATTGCAGGGCACACAAGACTGAAAGCGGCGAAAAAACTAAAGCTTAAGGAAGTTCCGGTGATAGTAGCTGACAATCTAACAGATGAACAAGCAAAAGCCTATAGGCTTGCAGATAACAAGGTTTCGGAATCGTCTGAATGGGACTTTGAACTGCTGGATGATGAGCTGAACCAGATTCTCAACATCGATATGGATGAGTTCGGATTCGACTTCACGGAAGATGAAGAGGATGAAGAGCCGGAAGAAAAACACAACGAAAGAGAACGGACTGGGAACGCTTACAACCTATCAGAGTATGACCGAGTCAATGCGGTGGGTGATTACGATATTCCACGGCTGGACCCGGTAGATTACGTCCCAAAGGACTTGATACCGTTCAATTACATGTTAACAAGCAATGAATATGACAGTGGGGTACACTTTTACGTTGATGATTACCAGTTCGAACGCATATGGAATTGCCCGGATGAGTACCTAGAGAAGATATCCAAGTTTGACTGCATGTTAACACCGGATTTCAGTTTGTATATGGAAATGCCTATTGCGATGCAGATATGGAACACGTACCGGAGCAGGCTGATTGGTCAGATGGCACAACGGCGGGGGATAACGGTTATCCCAACGGTCAGTTGGTGCAGAGACAACAGTTTTGACTTCTGCTTTGACGGGCTGCCGGAGAGAGCTACACTGTCCATCTCAACAATCGGAATCAAGAAGGAAGATTATAACTTTGGCGTGTGGAAAGACGGAATGGATGAAATGCTGCTGAGGTTGCAGCCGAAAAGGTTGTTGGTGTACGGTGGCAAAGTTCCATATGATTATGGCGATACGGAAGTAATTTATTATAAAAACAAGACGACCGAACGAATGAAACAGAAGGGAGATGTGGTATAATATGGGTGGTAGAGGAGCATCTGGAGGCGGAAGATTAGCCGGTGGTGGTTTGAATGCTGGCGACATAACGGGGCTAGAAGACCTTGTCAGCATGAGAGAGGGAAAACCACGAGAAATCGACGAAGTGTTATCTGTTGGTAAGGACGTGCACGACAAGTACGGAGAAGACATTGACAACTTGAGCGCAGCAACACTCAAAGAAAGTAAATCCGGCGTGCTCGGATTCTTTGATGGTGGTGGCGGAATCGCTCTCAATAAAAAATATTTGGATTCTAAGAAAATGGACAAGGTAATAGACGAAGCGATAAGTGATGGTTATCATCCACCAAGAGGCAAGAAAACAGGCTTACAGTCGGTCGCAGCCCATGAATACGGTCACAAGCTGACGGAAGCGGCAGGAAGGCGGCACGGAAAGTCACTGGATGCCATGGCGGATGAAATTGTTAAAGAAGCAAGACAGACGACGGGGCATAGAGGTGTCGTAAAAATGGCATCCAAAATCAGTAAGTATGCAACGGTGAGCAATGCGGAGGCAGTCGCAGAAGCGTTCACGGATGTTTACTGCAACGGCGGAAGAGCCAAAAGGGAAAGTATCGCCATTGTAAACGCATTGGATAAGCGTTTTGGATTATAAGTTATAAGGAGGTAAGAAATAATGAAAAAGAACAGAGAAGTCACGTATTCGGAGCCGGTAGATTACATTCCTAAGGAGTTGCGAAAGAAATACAAAATCGGAGAGTTTGCCGATGAAGAGGACGACGAAGAAGAGAAAAAGAAAAGCAAATAGCAATCGTGAAAGGGACTTCAAAATGGGGTCCCTTTTATAATGCAAAAAACAAGAAAGGAAATTAGATTAATGGCAAATGAAGAAAATCTAAAGCCGCCAACCACGAGCGAAGCACGAAAAAGAGGGAAAAAAGGCGGCATCAAATCGGGTAAGGCACGAAAAGAGCGAAAGGCGATGAAAGAGACCACAGAGATGATTCTAGGACTTACTCTCAAGGATGGAACAGTAACCGACCTTGAAGATATTCAGAGCATGGCGGCAGCTAATGGGAAGAATATCACAGTTCAGGATGCAATCATCTTGAAGCAGGCACAAAAGGCGCTGAAAGGTGATATCAGAGCGGCGGAGTTCATCAGAGATACCAGCGGTAACAGACCGACGAACGAACAGAGAATGGATGTAGCCGTGGATAACGGATTTATCGAGGCACTGAACGCCGCAGTTGAGGAAGTGGAGCAATGTTCAAGTGGCAGCCACTAAGCCCGAAACAGTTCAACATCTTCTCATGGTGGAACAGCGGTAGCAAGTATTCTGACATGGACGGAATCATTGCGGATGGTTCCATCCGTTCCGGAAAGACCGTAGCGATGGGAACAAGCTTCATCATGTGGGCGATGGAATCATTCGAGGGGGAGCAGTTCGCCATATGCGGTAAGACATTAGGAGCGCTAAGAAGAAATGTGCTGTCACCAATGCAGAATGTTTTACCGGATATGGGTTACGAGATATCAGAGAGCCGCCTCGAAAACAAGTGGACGGTTAGGCACGGAGACAACGTGAACACCTTCTACTTATTCGGAGGTAAAGACGAAAGCTCACAGAACCTTATTCAGGGCGTAACGCTTGCGGGAGTCCTATTCGATGAAGTGGCACTGATGCCGGAATCATTCGTGAATCAGGCAACAGCACGTTGTTCTGTAGAGGGTTCTAAGTGGTGGTTTAACTGCAACCCTTCAACCCCGTTCCACTGGTTCAAGGTGAACTGGATAGACCGGAAAGAAGAAAAGAATCTTTTGTATTTGCACTTTGAATTGGACGACAACCGGAGCCTATCTGAGCACATCAAAGATAGATACCGGAGCATGTATCAAGGCGTGTTCTACAGGCGCTATATCCTCGGTGAGTGGGTAGCAGCGGAGGGCATTATCTATGACATGTTCAACGAAGATAGGCACGTTACAAAAGAGAAATATAAGCCCGTGGGCGATGTTTACGTGTCGTGCGATTATGGAATACAGAATGCAACTGTTTTCCTTATGTGGGCGAAAATAAAAGGCATATGGACATGTATTCGTGAGTATTGCTATTCAGGAAGGGCAAACCTAAAGCAAAAGACGGATGCAGAATTTGTGCAAGATATGAAGATGTGGCTAGACGGCACGATACCGAAAAGGATTATCGTTGACCCGTCAGCCACTTCTTTTATTGCCGAACTCAGGAAGAACGGTTACACGGTCAAGCGTGGCATGAACGACGTACTGGACGGAATACGGTACACTTCAACCGCACTTGGTAGGGGAGAACTGATGTTCGTTTCTGATTGCGTGAATACCATTCGGGAGTTTCATTCTTACATGTGGGATTTAAAGTCAGCGGATGCCGGAGAGGATAGACCACTGAAAGAGCATGACCACTGCATGGATGCGATGCGATATTTCACTTATACAATCATGCGACAAGAAAAAGTTAAAGTTAAGGGATTCAAAGAGGGAATCTAATGTACAGCAAAAGACCATATGAATTACCAAAGCCAATCACGGCGGACCCGTCAATTCTGGAGCGCATCACGCCGCAATTGATTGAGGGGTACATCAATAAGCACGAGAGCAAATTCAAGCGCTATGAATACCTCGAAAACCTTTACAAGGGGTTTCACGACGTATACAGACAGCCGGAAAAGGAAAACTGGAAGCCCGACAACAGACTGGCGGTTAATTTCCCCCGGTACATCACAGACACCTTCCTAGGCTATGCCTACGGCGTGCCGATTAAATGCACTGCACCGGAAGACTCAGAGGATGAACGACTGGCAGAATTCTACCGCAACAACGAAATGAACGACCACGATTCAGAAATGGCGAAAATGTGCTGCATCTATGGGCACGCATGGGAGTTCTTTTATCAGGACGAAGAGACCAATACAAAAGTCGTTGCATACAATCCCAAAGACCTATTCTGTATTGTCGATGATACAGTACAGCGCCGGGCGCTGATGATGATTCAGTACGGGCGGCACACGGTGGACGGCGTGAACAACGGCGTTCTATACGGCATGGCAGCGACGGCGGATACGATTTATTACTTTGACAATGGGAAAATAACCGACGACAAAGAGAACCCATACGGCTTAATCCCATGTGTCGAGTGGCGACTTAATGAGGAGCGCATCGGACTTTTCGAGGGCGTGGCTGGACTGGTGGAGACGTACAACAGGACACTGGGAGAGAAGGCAAATGATGTTGATGCTTTTGCGGAGGCTTATTTGGCTGTTATCGGGTCCGAGCTTGACGATGAGGACGTGTACCGCATCCGGGACAATAGAATCATTAACCTTTATGGTACAGATAATGCGAAGGATATTTTGGTTCAGTTCATGACCAAACCAACGGCAGACGGCACACAAGAGAATCTGCTGAACCGACTTGAAAATCTGATATATCAGATATCTATGGTTGCGAACATTTCAGACGAACAGTTCGGGAACGCAAGCTCAGGTGTAGCTTTGGCGTACAAGTTGCAGGCAATGAGCAATCTCGCCGTCACATTTGACCGGAAGATTGAAAAGAGCCTCAGGAAGCGGTTCAAGATATGGTCTAGCCTATCAACCAACGTGGCTGACAGAGACGTGTGGCGGGATATCGATATCAAGTTTACCCGGAATCTTCCGAAAAATCTGCAAGAGGAAGCGCAGACCGCTTCACAGCTGGAAGGTATCGTGTCGAAGGAAACGCAGTTATCCGTTCTCTCAATCGTTCCGGACGTTAAGAAGGAAATTGAAAAGCTTGAAGATGAAGAAGAGGAGCAGATGCAGCAGTTAAGCATGTATCAGCAGACCATGGGGGCAGTAAATGGCGGCGAAAACAACGCAGGAAATATTTCTAGCGAAGACGAAGGAGAACCGGGACTACTGGCGAAGTAGAGAAGACCGGCAGGCGGTTATCAATGAGCATACAATGCAAAACATCGATGCCGAAATTCAGAAGATTTACGAGCGGATGGTCCCGGATATCCAAAAGGAAATTGAATCATTCTATCAGCGGTACGCCGATAAAGAGGGAATCAGCCTAGCGGAAGCCAAAAAGAGAGTGTCGAAGTTCGATGTTAAGGCTTTTGAGGCAAGGGCAGCAAAAATGGTTAAAGACCGTGATTTCAGCGATGAGGCAAACGAACTGATGCGGCTCTACAACGCAACCATGCGGATTAATCGGCTGGAACTTCTCAAGGCAGATATCGGACTGCACATGATAGACGGGTTCGACGACCTAGAGAAGCTGACCGGCGAAAAGCTGACCGAGGAAGCCGTGAAGGAGATCGAGAGGCAAGCGGGAATCTTAGGGAATGGCGTGAAAGGTGCATCCGAAAGAGCTAAAAGCCTAGTGGGGCAGTCCTTCATGAATGCCACATTCAGTGAACGCATATGGAGCAATCAGGAAGCCTTAAGAAACAAGCTCTCCACGATACTCACAAAGGGCTTGATTGGTGGTAAGAGCTATCAAAGCCTTGCGGCGGAGATTCGGAAGGATTTCAATGTATCGGCAAGGGAAGCAAAGCGCCTAGTTCGAACCGAAATGGTCCGGGTGCAGACACAGGCTCAGATTGATTCGTACAAGGCGAACGGATGGGAAGAGTTCGAATTCCTAGCATACGGCACGGCATCATGCGAGATATGCAACGCCCTAAACAAAAAGCATTTCAAGATATCGGATTTTCAACCGGCAGAGAATGCGCCGCCTATGCATCCGAATTGCAGATGTAGGACGGCACCGTATGAGGATGAAGGAGAATATCAGAAATGGTTAGATTCATTCGAAAAGGAAGCAAGCGGAAAAAGTGCAGGCAATGGGGAGGACGGAAGCGGCACAATAACGAGAAGGGTAAAGAAGATTGACTTCTCAAACGTTAGTGCTATCATGAACTTGTTAACCCAATCAAAAGATTATTATCAAAACCTTCCGAATGAGTATGACGTCACCATTACGGCAACTGGAAATGTATATCTATCAAAGGGACTCCATGGAGGAGTGAAGCCGAAGATTGACGAGGATAGAACTGGCGCCTTCTCTTATCACAACCATCCACCGAAAGAAACGAACTTCTCATTTAGTGGAGAGGATGTTAGAGACTTTATAAAAAATAAAGAAGCCTTTATGATGGCATCTGATTACAAGTACCAGTACACCTTAAAACGGCGTAAAGATACGAAAGACATTAACTACAAAGAAGTAATGAGTATGCATAAAGAAGCATACAAAAAGGCTTTAGACAATCTAAAAAAGCGTGGAAAATCCATAGAAGATATTGACGAAGAGCTGTTTAATGAATCCATGAATATCTTATCCAAGGAGTTGAATTTAGAATATGAGCGTACATTACAAAGCAGATAAAACTCATCCGGACTATAAAGAATATGAAGCAGAATTAGATGTTCTGACAGAAAGGACACGCAAGAATTTAGATGAGATAGATATAGAAAACGAGTACGACAAACAGCTAAACGCTATCCATCGGAAACTAATGAAAGAATGGAAAGCCGTTCAAGAAAAATACAAGCAAATATTCACGATACCTTATACACAGGATGATGAGGAGAAAAACCATGGCGAAAGATGATATCAATGTAATCATGTACAAGATTCTTAAATACTTTTACACATGCATGAAGGCGGGCGTGAAACCCGTCCCGGAAGAAATGATTGACTTTTTGGATATCCCGGAGCTGTACGGGAAAACGGTTATGCACGGCTTGCACGAAAAGGGATTCATTGACCGGGCAGGAATCACGATTGACGGAATGCGCTTCATGGATTCGGATTCTGGAATGAATGAAGTGGATGAGTTTTTAGGTGAATCGTTTGGAATCGTTCTAGACAACTCAATCGCACTACAGAAGTAGTCTCAAAACGCATTTTAAAGCTCTCCAACAGCTTTAAAATGTAAGCTCAATAAATTATACCTTTGAAGAAAAATCGCTCATTGCAGGGCGATTTTTTATATACCCTTTTTCGGGTGTGTCCAAGCATTCACGACATTAAACTGTATGGATTATCGAGCATTGTGATGTAAAACAAATGGAGGAAATTATGTCAGAAGAAATGAACAATCAGAACAACGCAAACACCGAACCGAATACTGAGCCGAACCCTCAGACCGAGCCAAAAGGCGGAGCGGAACCGGAAAAGAAGTATTCGGATGCAGACCTTGATAAAATCATCGGTCAGAAGTACGCAAAATGGAGCGAAAAGACCGACAAAGCTATCGAGGATGCCAAAGCGGAGGCGGTCAAGCTGGCAAAAATGAACGCAGAGCAGAAAGCCGCCTATGAATCAGAGCAGAAGGACCTTAGAATTGCGGAAATGGAAGCACAGCTGCAGAAAATCGCACTAGGCAAGGTTGCCGGTGAGATTCTTAAGGAACAGGGCATGGATGCTACACAGGACATTCTGGACATGGTCGTAGGCACCACCGCAGAGGACACAAAAGCACAGGTGGAAGCGTTCGTGAAGCTGGTCAATGCACAGGTTGAAATCCGGGAAAGACAGCGGGCGACAGGTACCACGCCGAAATCTTACACCGGAGCGGAACCGATGAGCGAAATTGAACAGCGGATTGCTAAGTACAGGAAGTAAAAGGAGTAAATTATGGCAGGTGAAAACAATAATCAGGCAGTAAGACGTTATACCAAGGAATTTAAGGACCTTATGCAGGCGGTATTCCAGAGCAGAGCGTTCTTTGGAGACTTTTTCGGTGGTGGAATCGAGGCGCTTGACGGAATTCAGGAGAATCAGACCGCATTCAGCGTTAAGACTTCCGACATTCCGGTAGCAGTAGGCACTTACAGCACCGATACAAACACGGCATTTGGAACAGGAACAGGAAAGTCCAGCAGATTCGGTAATAGAACAGAGATTATCTATACCAATGCGGATGTTCCTTACAGCTGGGGTTGGAGCTTCCACGAAGGAATCGACCGGAACACTGTTAACAACGATTTCAACACGGCAGTTGCTGACCGTCTGGAGTTGCAGGCACAGGCAAAGACCAATCAGTTCAACACGCATCACGGAAAGTTCATTTCCGATAGCGCTGCCGAGACAATCGAGGCGGCAGCTCTCACCGAGGAGGAAGTTGTAAAGGCGTTCAACGCCCTCGCAAAGTACTTTGTGAACATTGGTGCGGTTGGTACCAAGGTAGCAAAGGTTACGCCGGATGTATGGAACATCATTGTTGACTCCAAGCTCATGACTACCGCAAAGGGTAGTTCTGTTAACGTGGACAACAACACCGTGAACACCTTCAAGGGCTTTCAGCTTGAGGTGATTCCGGATGCAATGTTCCAGAAGAATGAGTGCATTTATGCTTACATCACCGGAATCGGTAAGGCGTTCACCGGCATTCAGACTGCTAGAACCATCGAATCCGAGGATTTCGACGGCGTGGCACTGCAGGGAGCCGGTAAAGCGGGTGAGTACATTCTCCCGGCTAATAAGAAGGCGGTTGCAAAGGTTACAGCTACGGTAGCATAGGAGGTAAGTAATGGGTTATGTGGTTATTCATCGGTTCGCAGACACGCAGGACACGACCGAAACGAAGAACGGTTCAATTCCGTACATTTATGAAATCGGTGACGAGTTCCCACGAGCAGGAAAACGTGTAAATAAGGGCAGAATTGAAGAGCTGGCGGGTTCGAAAAACAAGCCGGGCTTTCCACTGATTGAGTACACCGAGGAGTGCAACACAAAGACCGTGAAAGGCAAAAGGACGAAGTAGTCAGAAAGGCACGACATGGAAGACTTGTTAGAATTGCTCAATATGCAGGATGCCGGAGACGAACAGAGGAAGAAGCTGCAGACCATTATGGATATCACGAGCGACAGACTGAAAGTAAAGCTGGGCACCGATGAGGTGCCCGCTCAGTTGTCGTATATCGTGACAGAGGTGTCCATTATTCGATTTAACCGGATTGGTTCAGAGGGGCTTTCTTCTCATACCGTCGAGGGCGAATCACTCAATTTCAGCGGAGACGACTTCACGCCATACGAGAATGACATTCAGGCATGGATTGACGAAAACAAAGGCACGTCGAGAAGAGGGAGGATTCGGTTTATATGAGGTTTGTTACACAGGTGTACTTTCGCATCGAAAAGTCGGATTACAACGCTCAGACGGGCGACTATGACCGTCTGAAAGTGTTCGAGGTGCCGGCTAGAGCTTCCGTCAACCAAACCGAAACCGCAATGATTCGGATGGTATACGACAGCATACCGCAAGAATCCTTGACGGTCCGGCTGCAAAACAAGTACGAGAAGCCATTTGATTATATTCGAATCGGCGAAAAGCTCTACAAGGTGGACAAGAGAATCGACTTGTATACAAAGCAAGCGTTTATCGTTTCGGAGGTGCAGCATGGACATTAAATGGGAAGGTCTCGACAAGCTTCAGGACAATCTCGAAAAAGCCGCCACACTGGACGACATTAAACGAGTGGTCCGGCACCAAGAAAAAAATCTCATCGAGACGGCAAGCAAGCACGCCGTGAAAGCAAGTGAGGGCGGAGTTTTTGCAGGTGGTTATTCCGGAGTAGAGCAATCCCTCGGAAACATTAAAAACAATCTGAAAACTGACCTATACGAAGAAGGTTTAGCGGTTGGAATAGGCACAACAGCCGAACACGCCGCCTACGTTGAGTACGGGACCCGGCACATGCCACCGGAGCCATTCATGGAGCCAACAGCACGAGAAGCAGGAGAGAAATTCGTGAGAGATTTAAGGAAGTTAATTAAATGATGGATGCACAGCAGAGCCTTTTTACAGGTTTGAAAATGAAGATTGAAGCACTCGGATTAAGCGTGTATGACGGCGGTATGCCTGCCGATGATGCGCCATACCCTTTTGTTTATCTCGCAGACAATACAATGCGGGATATGATGGTTAAGGGGAGCGGAATCGGCACGGTATCGCAAAACATCCACGTATGGCAGAACGATTCGAAAAAGAGAGGCACGCTCTCACGGATTGCTGCAGAAGTGATGGAGGTCTGCCGGGAGTTCGAGGAGTACGGCGGCACGGGCTACACATTGCGGAGCTTGAGTCAGAAAATCATCTCAGACAACAGCACGGCGGAACCGTTGATGCACGCAATTATCGAGGCAGAATATTACTACAGCTAAAGAAGGAGAAGAATTATGGCAACAGCGATTGCAGGAAAGAAAATCATTTATCTTTACCGACTTCTTGAGGATGCATCGAAGGAAGCAGCAAAGCAGATTGCATTCGTAACCGAGAACGGCAGAACGAAGTCGAAGGATGCGGATTCAACAGCAACGAAGGACGGCACTATTCGTACCCCGGCAACAGCGGAGGTAGAAATCACGTGCACTTCCATTCTGGCAAAGGGTGACACCATGCTGGACAAGCTGGAGTCTGCATTGGATAATGACAAATTGATTGAAGTATGGGAAGCGAACATGGATGAGCCGATTGAAAGTAAGACAAACCAGTACAAGGGCACTTATTTTCAGGGGTATCTGACCGAGATTGAGAGAACAGCAAACGCCGAGGATATGGTTGAAGTATCTCTCACCTTTGGTATCAACGGAGCGGGCGCAAAGGGCGACGTTACCGTAACAGACACGCAGGCAGACATGGCTTCCTATGTATTCAAAGACACTACAGTAGGAGCATAGGTTTTAAGCGGGCGGGGGACGATTGTTCCCCGCTTTTGATATATGGAGGATTAATATGTACGATATCGAAATCAACGGCACATCATACCCGGTTAAGTTTGGAATGCATTTCATCAGTGAGATTAATAAGAGAGTCACCGTTTCCATGGATGCATGGGGCGGAAAAGAAGAGAATGTTGGCTTGAATTATTACATCGCAAAGCTGATGGATGGCGACCTTGAGGCATTGCAGCAGATTCTTTTTGTTGCGAACAAAACAGAGACCCCAAAGCTCAATATTTCCATGCTGAACAACTGGTTCGAAGATGAAAACACTGATATTGATGCGATTTTCAAACAGGTGACCGATTTTTTATCGGAAGCGAACTGTACGAAGAAGGCGTACAGGACCATCAAGAAAGCGGTGGAAGAGCAGAATCAGAACTAAAGTCGTCCATGACCTTTGAAAAGCTGATAGAAAAAATCACGGAAGACTGCTTCCGTTTTTTTGGCTTTCGGAGTTTTGATGAAGTGGACCGGCTAACGTTCCCGGAATATGAGCTACTGTGCAAAGCTCACAAACTGAGCACAGTTGATAAAGATATGTGGGTACACAAACTCGCATATCTGAACTTCATGGCGAAGGCAAGCCGGAAAGCGGGAAAGACACGGACCAAACCAGTATATGAAACGTTCGACAAGTTCTACGACTATCAAAAGGAACTGGAAAAGGTAGAGCGGGAATATGACACGGAACGGAACGAAAGGTTTCTTGCTATCAGTCGAAAAATGAAAGAAGAAAGGAGGGAAGAATGAGCAATGCAGACTACATCGTAACCGCCGTCCTAATGGCAAAAGATAGGAATTTTCAAAGCACATTCGAAGCGGCGAACAAGACAACACAAACTCTCGGAGGCAAGATTAAGAGCGGTCTTGGATTCGGAGCACTCGCCGGAATCGGTGCAAAGGCGGTTGGCGTTGTTGGAAGCGGTCTCAAGAGCCTTGTATCGGAGCTAGACAATACCAACAGTGCGTGGACGTCTTTTTCGTCCAACATGGCTATGTCAGGCATGGGAAGCAAGGCAATTGCGAAAACGAAAAAGGACCTGCAAGACTACGCTGGCTTGACAGTGTACACGTCTAAAGACATGGCGGCGACCTATGCGCAGTTATACGCAGTTAACAAGAAAACATCTACAAGCCTTGTGAAAGGATTCGGCAACGTTGCGGCGGCGGCACAGGACCCGACACAGGCGATGAAAACCTTGTCAATGCAGGCGACTCAGATGGCGGCGAAACCTAAAGTCCAATGGGAAGATTTCAAGTTGATTCTTGAGCAAACCCCTGCCGGAATGTCAAAAGTTGCGAAGGCAATGGGCATGACAACAACCGAGCTTGTTAAGAACGTCCAAGACGGAAAAGTCAAGACAGAAGACTTCTTCAAAGCAATGGAAAAGCTGGCGGATGATAAAGACCTATCTAAAATGGCTGAAAGCTATAAGACGATAGGGCAAGCGGCGGACGGCTTGACGGCTACACTCTCAAAGGGACTGGCGCCGGCATGGCAGATAGTTTCGGACGTTGCCATTGACGGAATATCAAAGTTGATGGGCGTTGTAGATAAAGGCATCGGTGGACTATCGAAAATCTTCAAGGGAACCGGAAAACAACTGCAAAAAACAGCCGGAGCCTTTGAACGGTTCGCCGGTACCCTTAGCAGGAACAAAGGCGTGATGGATATACTCAAATTGACGGCAAAAGCCACGTCAGCGGCTCTTAACGCCCTTCTTAAGGTCATTGAGAAGGTGTCTAACGGTCTTAACAAGATGATGAAGATAGAACCTAGACTTCCGGAGCTTGCTATGGGATTCGGCGCAATCAGTGCCATCATGAAAAAGACAACCGGCAAGGGACTTTTAAGGTCCATGGGTGAGCCACTTGTTAAGAAGCTGACCACAACGGTCAAAGGGCTGAACATCTTCAAGCGGAGCGCAAAAAAAGCCACGGAGGAGGTTGGCGAAACGCTGGCAGAAGGCGCCGCCGGAATGTCCAATGCAGGGAAGGCGGCATCCTCGACAGGTGAGACGGTCGCAAAGACTGGGAACAAGCTTATGCAGGCTGCAACAACTTTCCTTGTATTCGGCGCTGCAATCCTCGTAGTAGCCGCTGGTTTTTGGGTGCTCGCACAGGCGGCAACGACGGTAGCTAACGGAGGACCGGCAACAATTGCCGTATTCTTTGGCATGATAGCAGCTATCGGAGCTTTAGCGCTTATTTTCTCCACCTTAGGAGAGGGGTTAAATGCAGCCATTCCGGGAATGGTCGCTTTTGGCGCTACAGTAGCACTTGTCGGTCTCGGTCTTGCGCTTGTCGGTGTGGCTGTGTACTTAGTATGCGCCGGCATTGTTAAGCTTTCAGGGGCACTTCCGGCGATTGCCAAAAATGGAACATCGGCAGCAATCGGACTTGTCGCATTAGCCGGCGGAATACTGGCGGTTGCTTTAGCGGCAGCGGCGGCGGGTATCGTGCTTGCGGCTCTTGGGTCCGTGGCTGGCATTGCAGCCATGGGAATCGGTGTTTTGCTGGCGGCGGGTATTGCCGTAGCGGTTGTTATGCTCATGTTTGCAGGGGCGCTTAAACTTGTCAAAACACAGGTATCGGGCATCGCCTCGCAGGCAACCAAGGCGGCAAAAAGCTTGAAACAGATGGTTACAAGTGTAAACGTCGTTAAGGCTGGATTAGGCGCACTTAAGAGCCTTGCATCTGGCGCAATGTCCGCCTTAAAGAGCGCTTTCAGTTCGGGAGCATCCGGGGCAAAATCGGCGGCGGCTTCCATCGGTAAAAATTTCCGTTCCGGAATATCAAGCGGCATGAAGGGCGGAGTAAGCGCCGCAAGAAGTGGAATGCACGCAATCAACAGCGCAATGTCAGGAGAAGCCGGGAAGGCTCATGCCGTAGGCGTGAACATCGGCAGGGGACTTGCTAATGGTATTCGTGCAGAAATTCCGGCAATCAGAGCGGCGGCGGCTGCTGCTTCAAGTGCTGCAACCGTAAAGATGCGGAAGACGACGAAGGAACACTCACCGTCAAGAGTTACCCGAAAGATTGGTGCATACCTATCAGAGGGGCTTGTTATCGGTATGGAATCTAAAAAGCATGATATCAGCCGCATGTCTGCAAAGCTGGCGAACATGGCTACACTGAGCCCTAGCAGAATGGCATTTGCCGGAGATTACAGTTTGAACGATACATGGGATTATACCAGTACCGCCAACTACGAAATCACGGTAGTGTCAGAGCTTGACGGAAAGGTGGTATCGAAGCAACTGGCGCCTACTATGCAGCAGGAACAGAACCGACTGACCACCAGAGCAAACAGAAGGAGAGGTATCAGATAGTGTACGTATTCCGAGACACAACGGAGGTGGGGACTTTATTGTCCTTACCTTCCGAGGCGGTAATGATTAACGGCGAATACATCGAAGATGAGAATTCACAGCTGTATATCGAAGGTTACCGCACATTATACACAAAAGGCAGGGAAAGCCTAAAAAAGGACCTTAAAACAGAAGAAATCGGAAGCCGAAACGGAACGAAAATCAAAACGACAAGATACCCGGAGCGGGAAATCGTCGTTGGCTTTCAACTTGTCGCAGAAGATAACGAATCGTTCCGGAGCGCCTTCAACAAATTGAATGGGATTCTGGATAGAGAAGAGAGTCAGTTCATCTTCCACGACGAAGAGGATATGTTTTTCATCGGAACGCCGTATTTCGAGGCGGATATCGAAGAGGGGCGAAATGCCGTAAAAGGAGAGTGGACAATCTATTGTCAGGACCCATTCAAATATTCGGTTGATGAATATGAAGCGGAATCCTTCACGGACACGGACGGCAATACAACCATGATGGTTGAGTACGGCGGAACGGTCCCGGCGCATCCGACTTTTAAGGCAAGTTTTTACACGACGAAACCGGAAGTCGACGAAACCAATGCGGAAGATACCAGTTATCAGGGCAACGAGGATGAAAAGCTGGGCGAACTGGGTAATTGCGGATACGTTGCGTTTTTTGATAGCAACGAACACATCTTACAGTTCGGGGACCCGGATATTTCCATCGAGAAGCCGGAAGAAGCGCAGCCTATCAGGGTATCGCAGGAATTCACGCAGGCGGGTAACTTTGGCAGCGCTATACAGCAGCTATGGAAGCCGAATCAGAGCGGCACCGGGTATTCCGGCGCACCTATCGAGGGCGGATTCTACGAGGCATACGGCGCCAATTCCACGCCTTCCGGAACTACCAGCGGGGCAATCATCGGCTATAAATGGGATGCCAAAAAGAAGACGTGGGTTTCAAACCCGGTTTCCGACAGTTCGGGCAGTTCTCCGAGCGTTAAATATAAGATGTACTACAAGGCGACCGGAAGGACCGCAAGTTCTGTCAAGCTCACGGTGGATATTACCGCCGTCGTTGGTTCAGTAAGCGGAAAAGTCAAGAAGAACTGGAAGAAAGCAAAGCTTCAAGCGGTAATCACGGTAGCGGGAAAGAGCCACACCAAGACAATCAAGTCGGGTGGTAAGTCATGGGGCAAGGGCTCACACAAGGTACCCTACACATTTACGGTATCGGATATTCAAGCCGGAACGATTGACCTATCATGCAAGGTGGAGGTGAAGGAATCCGGAGCGAAAGGGTCAGCCGGCAAGCTGAGTTCTCGGAGCGGGAACACTATCACGATTCCGACCTATACCGACAAGACCCCGACCAACTACTTCTTGAAGGCAAGTTATGGCGGCGTTACACAGAGCGGATGGCATGGGGCAACCATCACAAGGGAGCTTCCGTCGGATGAGAACGGAAAGCAGGGTTCCGAAACTTTCAAGATTGATGCATCTGTCAAGTTTTCCATCGGGTCAAGTGCCAACGATGTTACCCAATGCGGAATGCTCGAAATCATGGCGATGAACAAGAGCAATGATATAGTAGCCGGCATCCGGGCGTATAAGACAAGCCGGGGAAAGAATGCAACGATTCAGTACGTATGGCAGAATGAAGTTGTCGCCAAAAAGACAAACTTCAACGCAGACAATAAGAACAGCAACCTTGCGGTTCAGATTGAGGGCGGATGGTACATGATAGCGTACAAGTTTGGAAGCGCCACGAGTGAATTCTATCCGTTCCCGGCTATTTACAATTTCGAGGACACCGACGTTACAAAGGTTGTTATTGCCGCCTATCAGTGGAAGGCGCAACCGCCGATGGATTGGTTAGGCGTGAGAAATCTATCGTTTTTCGGCTTGCCAAAATCATCTAAAGTCGAAACAGAAATACCATTCCATAACGGCGATATCTTGACGGCAGACGGAAAGACCGCCACGGTAACCATGCTGAGACACGGAAGCGACGACGGCACAAAGCGCCCTGACCTTGGAGCGCTTGGAAACGACTGGGAAACGTTAGTCTTGAATCCCGGAACAAATTCAGTGCACACGTCCTATTCGGCGTGGGCGGGGCAGCAGCCATATATTAGGCGTTGCCGGGCAGATGAAGCTTATGGCAGGGATTATTATCAGCAGCTTGATTCAGATACACCATACGACACCGGGATTGCATATTACAATTCGTCGAAAGAGCGGGTATATCCGACCGAGGAGGAGTACAACGCAAGCCCGACAAGCTATTACCAGTTCATGGATGCGGGCACGAATCCGACCGTCTACTGCAATTCAAGCGGCACGGAGTACAGCACGCAGCCTACATACGAACAGTGGGCGGCGAATCCGTCGGAGTATTATGTGAGCGAATCAACAGCGCCAAAGTTCTCAATGACATACAGAGAGGTTTTCATATGATTTTATATTTTGCAGATAAAAACTTTAAAATTCTCGGAACGGCTTCAACCAGCTTGTCGGGGGGCTATGTTATCACCGACGACACGAAAAAGGAAGAGGTGGAAACAGGAATTGCAACGCTTGATTGTACCGTCGCCTATACCGACGACACAAGGGGCGACATTGAAAGTTGGTGCCGGGCAGGTAATTATGTATTAGCCTACTACGGCAAAGACGATTCAGCGGATGTGGATATCGTCAATCTCTTTATGATTACAACCACGGAGCTGTCTGTACTGGACCATACCATCAAATTCGAATCGGAAGATTCCGGGCTGGACCTTTTGAATAACCTTGCTAAAGAATACACCGGAACGGAGCAGATGAGCGCAGCGGATTACATCAATAAGTTCCTTGAGAAAACAGGTTTTCGGCTGAGAAATAACAACGTCTCAGCGCTTCCAAAAAAGCTTGAATGGACTAGCACGGACACTGTCACAAAGAGACTTGCAGACATTGCGGAAAAGTTCGAAATTGAGCTTACCTATGGATTCAGCGTTAAAGGCTTGACCGTGGCGGATAGATGGGTTGATATCGCAGATGAAACCGGGAAAGACACAAAAATCAATCTGTACATCAACAAAGAAGTAAACAATATTACCGTGAAGAATACCATCGAAAACCTAGCGACGGCGCTTTACGCAACAGGAAAGGACAACTTAACGCTTATCGGCTTCACAATTCCGGAGGCAGATAAAGACAAATATCAGATTGACCCGGACGGGAATCTCGTATCTCTCGAAGCGCTGACCAAATGGGCAAGAGTGGACTATTCGAGCAAAGATTCTTTCAGCGGTAATTTGTATCAAAAATTCGAATCCTCGGACACGAATTCACAGGCAGACCTTTACAGACTGGCAAAAGAAAAGCTGGATTCCATTTCGGACATTGAGACCAACTACGAGGTGGACATTGCAGACCTGCCGCAAGGTGTCGGGATTGGTGACCGTGTAAACATCGTGGACGATGCCGGGAACACTTACATTTCCGGTCGAATCCTTGAGCTTGAAACATCTGTCACCGACGGAACGAAGAAAGCTACACTGGGTGAGTATGTAATCAAGGATAGCGGCATTTCGGAGCTGGTGGAGAGTTTGGCAAGCAGTTTTGCTAATCTGTCAAAAGTCCGGGAATTGTACACATGGATTGCTTACGCTGACACAATCGACGGAGACGGAATCTCATTTTCCCCGGAAGGCAAAGAGTACCTTGGTACTGCCGTAAATCAGCTGACCGAGGAAGCCGGAACGGACCCGGCAGTGTATAAGTGGGTCAAAACCAAAGGCGAACAGGGAGAGCAGGGAATCCCGGGAGAGAAGGGAGCAACCGGAGCACCGGGCGAAAAAGGAGACCCCGGAGAAGATGGATACAGCCCAACGGTAGACCTTAGCACAGGCGAATCAGGAAGCACGGTTTTAACCGTGACCAATAAAACCGGACCGTCAAGCACGGAACTTAAGGACCAAGCAGCCCGGAACGATGCTAACGATGCCCGCAATTATGCAGATAATTACATCAATTACGACGAAACCGGAACGATGATAGCAGCGGAAGCCGTAAAACCAATAGCAGCTACGAAAAACAACGTGCTCATTACGGAAAAGGATGTACAAATCAGAAACGGGCAGAAGGTACTTGCCTCATACGGAGAAACCATAGAGCTGGGCGAAAAAGAGGGAGAGCACGCCGAGTTCACCAACAGCGGGTTTTCAGTGGCAAACAAAACTAACGAGCAGTTCACGGTAAGAGGTTTTTACGAAGGTGAATTGTTCCGTGACAGCTGGGTTAAGGATGCAGAGAATCCGAACCACGTGCTGGACGTTGATTCGCTGAAAACGCAGATATTAAGCGTTGGGCAGTATGATGAAACCTTCAAAACAACGTTTGTCTTAAAGGAACCGCCACAAAGGGTGGCGTTCGTATTTAAAGACGGGTCCGAGATGGAGGTTCTGCCGATTGGAAAGTCGGAGACTATGTATTATACCGCCGGGGAAAACGATAGCAACGGCGAAACTGTACGTATAATTATAATTGCAACGCAAAGCTCAACTACGATTCCATGGGAAAACATCGCTTGCCTATATGTTGACTACAAGATAGGTTACAACCCTGCAACCGTGCGAATCGGAGCAGGCGCAACAAAAGACGTCAACCGGGAGTCAAACGGAACGTATTACGATTACAAGGCGTTTAAAATCGGAAAAGGTCAAAACCGGGAAGGAAACTGGCAGGACGAAAACGCATTCGAGGTTGACTTCGACGGAACGACAAGTGTAGGTGGTTCCATGAACGTCAATGGAGACACTGAAACACAGGCGCTATATGCCGGGATTATTTCTTGCCTCAGAACAATTCAATGCGGTGAACTTATAGCGGCGGCAGGTCCTGAAGGGGAAGAAGTATCGTTCACAACAACGGTATCCGGCAGCGGAAAGATAACCCTAACAACCGGTGCAGTAGAATATCAGCCACGTTGGTGGCGATGCGGGAACTTGGTACAGATGGAAGTTGCAACCAAATGCACCGGGGCAGTAGCGAGCGGTGCAAACATCGCCGCCGGAAAGATTACGGGAGTGCCGAAACCTATTACAGAATCTGGAGTTCGTGCAGTGTCTTATTACGGTAACAACTCGAACATATCGTATATGGGCTCTGATGGCACGTTCTACGCCCGTAACGCCGGAGCGGATGCACTAGCAAAAGGCAATGATTGCATAGGCGGCTTCACTTACATTACAGACGGCACCATGTTATAGAAAGGAGCAAGAATGAAATCAGAAAAACAGCTCTACCAATGGGATGTGAACCAGCATCTAACAGAATTGCAACCAACAGCACAGTTTGTAGATTACCCGATGGGTAACGAGGTTATCAGAATCGAGACGGACGGCAAGCGCTGCCGTATTCCGGATGAATTCTTACAAACAGCCGGATTCAAAACGTGCTATGAACGCTATTCCGACGGCACCTATAAGGCGTATAGCTTCAACGTGCAATCATCGCCAAAGCCGCCGGACTATGTCTACACAGCGGAAGAGCGTACAACATTTGATGCGCTCGTGGCTAAAGCAGATGCCGCAATCGCAGAAATCAAGCGCCGTGCCGATTCAGGAGAATTCACGCCGAAAAAGGGCGTGGATTATTTCACGAATGAGGAGAAAACTGAGCTGATGGAGGGCGTATCAAGCGGAGCAGTCGGAGAATTCCGGAAGGTTGTTGACACCGCAACCACCGAATACAACGACAACCACAACTTGAAGTTAGCCAAATACAACTCCAAAACGCCGAGGTGAAGCTGGAAGCCTATAACAGCAATCACACCGCAAAGGTGGCGGAGTATAACGCCAACGCCACCGCCCTACAGGGTGAAGTTGACCGATTGCGTGGTGAATGCGACCAGCTGGCGGCAGAGAATAGAAAGCAGGAGAATAGGATCGACGCCCTGCTCAAACTGAACAAGGGACAAACCTATGACATTCTGCCGGAAGAAGGCGAAGCCGCAAGCAGAACGGCACCGAGCGGGTCGAAATATGTGAGCGTGGATAGGTTGGGCGGTAAGAGCGTTGTGTGGAATCAGTTATGGAATTATGGAGAAACGATAAACGAGGATGGTGTCACTTTTACATACGAAAATTATTTCTACGATGTAGTTCAAAACACGACTGCACACAATGGCATTCTGGTATATTACAATATTAAGGCAAACAATAAATATTATGTATCTTTCGAAGCTTCATCGAGTGACAACATAAGTTTGAACCTATCGCTTGGCCCTGCCTTAATTGCCGAACTCACAGAGAACAATAAAAGATATAGCACTATTATCACAACATACACTAGTATGCCAGTCCCAAGAAGTGTAATTTATTTATATTCTCCAGATGAAGTAACGTGTTCTTATAGAGTTGGAAATATAAAGGTTATTGACTTGACCGCCATGTTCGGAGTGGGCAATGAACCGACCGCCGAGCAGTTCGAGGCGATGTTCCCGGCGGAATCGTACCCGTACAATCCGGGAGAAATCATTTCTTCCCGAACGGAGACCATTACAGCCGGGGCGGAGACCATCAGCCCCGGCTTCCCAGAACTACGGTCAGCGATGGCGGCCCACGACTACATCGACATGGACGATGGAGAAGTCCATCGAAACATAGGCGTGATTGATTTGGGCACGCTTGATTGGGAATATAACAGCGACTATAGATTCATGCTTGCACGTGTACTAAAAAAGAAAAAAGGTCACGCAAACTTACTGTGCCAACGTTACAAGCTATCGCCATCCGAAGTTTGGGTGCAAGGCAGCGACGGAGTATACGGTGGTAACAACCAGAACAACATCGTTTACATAAAAGATACGAAGTTTACAGAGCCTCTTGCATTTAAAGAGGCGATGAAAGGAGTAGTGTTAAATTTCGAACTAGAGGCTCAAACAACCGAGCCCGCCACAATCCCGGAAGCCCTGCAAGAATGGCTACCGGTGGAAGCCGGCGGAACGGTAACATTCCGAAATTCAGACGAATCGAAGCAACTGGCGGTGCCGAATGCGGTTAGCTGGGTGAGAAAGCTTGATGAGGTAGAGTAAATGGCAAAATTAGAAAAATTGTATGCAATCATTGACAAGGAAAACTTTGAACCCGGCGGGACGCTGGAAGAGCGGGTGTCCGTGCTGGAGGAAGTGCTGAATGAGCAGGTCATGGCAGTCATGACCACGAAGGAAGATGATTAACGGAAAGCCACCTATTCGGTGGCTTTTTCATTACAAAAATTTGAGAAGGGAGGTGATACCATGCGAATGTACGTAACTACCGAGGATGTTCTTTGGCTTGCGGGTGCAATCGTGGCTATTTCGGCGGCTATCAAAGTCGTATGCGGTGCAATCGAGCAATTCCGGAAGCCAAACAAAACACAGGATGCGAGAATAGCAGAATTGGAGCGGAAGGCTGTTAATGATTACAACCGACTCAACCAGTTGGAAGAGGGAAACATCATTACACAGCGGGCTCTTTTGGCTCTTTTGGCTCACGGGATTGATGGTAATGATATCGAAGCAATGCGAAAGGCGAAAGCAGAGCTGACGGATTATCTAATCGAACGATAGAGTGGTCTCAAAAGGCTCTCTTTTAGCTTCTAACGGCTTTAATTCAGTCAACCTTATACTTATTACTAATATTAAAAAAACGCTTAAAACAGCGGAAAAGGAGAAGAAAATGGATATTTCTATTGTAAATGATTACTTTGTCCCGGCGGTAGTTGTGATGTGCCTTTGCATCGGCTACATCATGAGAAACTGGATGCCAACAGATAACAAGTGGATTCCAACAGTATTGTTTGTTGTCGGTATCGTATGCGGAATCGTGGTAGACGGTCTGACCTTTACGGCGGTAGTTTCCGGTGCAGTATCCGGACTGGCGGCAGTCGGATTGAATCAGGCATTCAAGCAGGCATTGGGCTTGAATGTTCGCCCGGACATTGAAACCACCGACGAAGAGGTGCAGGATTACGAACTGGCAGAGGAAGAAGATGAATCAGAAGAAGGTGAAGATGATGAGTAAGACGATTGCGGTACATTGTGGGCATGGCGTGAGCTTGGATGGAAGCTGGGATTCCGGTTGTGTATATAAGGGGCATTCCGAGGCGAAATTGATGTTAGCCATCACAAAGGCGGCGGTCAAGTATCTGAGAGCTTCTGGGGTAAAGGTACAGTCGGATGCAGACCACGGCAACAACAAAAACATGATTGCCGATGTACGGCAGGCGAACAATTCCGGCGTTGCCATGTACTTGTCTATCCACTGTGATTATTCCGGCGCCCCGAAGGGAGTAATGCCGCTGTACGTGTCCGGAAGCGGAAAAAAGCTTGCTAAGTGCCTTGAAAAGACCATTAAAAAAGATATGGGTATGAAATCACGGGGAGTACAGAAGCGGACAGACCTTTTTGAGCTGAACGGTACGGACATGACGGCGTGCATCCTCGAAACCGGAAGCATTAAGGGCGATTTGGCTACACTGAGAAACCATCCGGACAAGTACGGAAAAGCAATCGCAAAGGGCGTGTGCAGCTACTTGGGCGTGCCTTTCAAGGATGGAAAGAAAAAGCCCAGTAAAGAAATCTACCGTGTAAGAAAAACATGGAAGGATGAAAAGAGTCAGAAGGGCGCTTTTTCGTCACTGGAAAATGCCAAGAAATGTGCCGATAAAAACGGCTACTCTGTTTTTAACAGCAAGGGAAAGGCGGTGTACCGTGGCAAAAAGTAGGAAGATAAACAGAACTTACGTTGTTATCAAGGCTGACCCCCTGCGGGTCAAGCCTTCTTATAAGTCGAAGCTGAAAAAGACCCTTGCGGTCGGTACGAAGGTACACGCCACGAAAATCAACGGCTATTATATCTACGTTCCCGCACTCAAAGGCTGGACAATCTGGAAAGACTCGAAGGGGCAGAAGTACGTCCGTCTCGTATCCGTGCCAAAAAGCACAAAGGCGGATAAGCTGCTGGCGGCACTGAAAACAAACGCCGCAAAGATGATTAAGGCGCACGTGAAGTATTCGGCTAACCATGCTTGTAAGAGCCTAGCAAGCGCCTTGAAGAACAAGAGAACGAACTGTGCTACATATGTATCGTTTGGCTTGCAGTCAATCGGCGTGCTTCCGAAAGGAAAATACATTTGGCTTGATACAAAGATTCACGGGTCCGGAAGCTCCATCATCCGGAAGAAAGCAAAAATCACATATCCCCGGAAGCCGTGGCGAACCGCAAAGCTGAAAAAGGGCGACATTTGCGGTTTTGCCAATAAGCCGCATACGATGGTATACGCCGGTAAGAGCAAGCATGGCTATCCTCTGTGGTATTCGGCAGGCGGTTCCGATGTGAAAGCGAAGAACTACGGACCGAAACGAAAGAAATCTTATGAGAAGCGGAAAATCTATGTGAGGATTCGGTTGAAATAATGACTAACGAAGTAATATGGACAAAAATAGTGCTTGAGCGATTCATCGAACAAGCCAACTTGTCAGAAGATGAGGAAATCGTGATTCGGACCCGGGCGGCAGGGTGGAGCAGAATAAAGCAGGCAATGGAGCTGAATTTGTCTGTTTCAACGATTGATAGGATTATCAGCCGGTTAAAACGGAAGTACGATGAAGTGCAGGCATCCGACCCAATCCTACCCCCAAGGCAACGTGGAGTTTACAAGTGAATAATGTGATAGTAAGGCGGCAGTTAATCGAAAGATTAGCTGCCGTCTTTTTTTTTATCATTAAATCACAAACAGAAAGGAGAAAAGCCATGTACGGATTCTATCAGCAGCCATACGGCGGCAGTGAACAGCTTATTCGGGTAACTGGACTTGACGGCGCTAAAGCGTATCAGATGCGCCCTAACAGTGCCGTAGCGCTATTCGATGGGGCGGAAGATATCTTCTATCTCAAGTCAACCGACGGTGCCGGATTCCCGACGATTCGGGTCTTCCGGTTCGAGGAAGTCACAGCTACACCGGCAGCGGCGACGGAGTATATCACCAAAGCGGAATTTGAACAGTTCAAGGAGGAATTTTTAAATGGGCAGCAGCATATTCAGGAATCAGAACAACCAAATCGGAGAGCTAGCAAATAAGGCAAAAGCCATGATGAATGATTCAAGGCAGATGCAGAACGTAATGGGTATGCTATCCGGAAAAGGAATGTCAGCGGAACAAATGGTCCGGTCCATCTGTAGAGAGCGTGGAATCGACGTGAACGAATTCATGAACAGCATCAAATAGCTAGCGAAACTTAGAATCGGCATTAAATGTATCGATTCTGACACGAAATGACACGTTTTGACACGATTAAGCACACATATTTTAAAAAACACCCTATTTTTTTTAATAACCACTTGCGCAAGTGAAAGTTAGCGAAAGTTATTTTAATTTTTTAGAAATTATTTGACTTTCGCGGAAGTTAGTTAAATTTATCGTCAATTATTTTACTTATTCGGTCTATCCGAAGGAAGGAGAAGAAAATGGAAAACATGAGTTTATCTGACATTGCCGCTGTCACAAAAGATAATGATGATTATTTTGGTAATGGTGGAATGTGGATTTTCGCACTGCTGATTCTCATGATGATGGGCGGTGGCTATTGGAACAGGGGCAACAATCAAGCTGAACCTGTCACCGAAGCTGGGTTGTGTAATGCGATGAACTTCAACGGACTTGAGAATTCGGTCGGGAGACTTAATGATAGTCTTCAGAACGATTACATGGGATTGCAGAACGGTATCTCTAATCTCGGCTATGAGACATTGAGAAACTTTAACGAGACTCAGAACAGAATCTCAGATTGTTGTTGTATTACCCAGCGTGGCATTGACGGCGTGAATTACAACGGCGCAATCAATACCGCAAACATCAATGCGAACACTACGGCACAGACCCAGAAGATTCTGGATGCGTTATCCCAGAACAAGATTGAATCGTTGCAGGCACAGGTTACACAGCTTCAGATGCAGAATGCAATGTGTGGAGTTGTAAGATACCCTAACGCTACTACCTATTGTAGTGGGGCTAATCCGTTCGGAAATTGCGGATGCGGTAACGCCATCTAATAGGGCGTAAAAGTCAAAGGACATAGAAGTCAAGGAGGGAATTATGAGTTGCAGAAGTGCGATTTATGCAGTAAATACCAGCACGGCGACGATTCCGGAAGGCGGAACGTATCAGCCGAATACCATCATTAGAAGGTTTGGTCAGTGCTGCCAAATGGCGAACAACGCCATGCAGCTGAACGGGCAAGGCTACTATGATGTTGCGGTCACTGCTACGGTAACCGGAACGGTTGCGGGCAATGTGACCATGACGGTGTATCAGGACGGGGCAGCGGTTCCCGGCATGAATGCTACACAGACCATCAAGGCTGTTGGCGATACCGTCACGCTCGGAACAAGTGGAATCGTGCGGGTGTACTGCGGTAAGAACAGTTCGACTCTTACTATTGTTATCGGCGGTCAGGCGGTCACCGGAAACAATCTTGCTATTGACATTACAAAACAGTAAGAGAACAAATGTTCTTGCATGAACTTTGAAAGAGGTGTATAATATAACTGTGAATTTTACCATGCGTTCTGGGTCATTGAGCGCCTCCTTTCATTAAATACGAGTTCTATGGAAAAAGAGTCGGAATTGTCCGGCTCTTTTTTCATGTAACAACTGCAAGCGATTCAACGTAAACAGCGGTCCTATTCACATAGCCTTGAACGGTATTGACAAGGAATCCTTTAATTTCCACGAAAGAGAAGAGTGGAATATATGTCACGTCTTCACCAACGCATCGGATAAATACGCCATCGCAATTCACAATAAAGAAATTCTTGCACCGATGAGATAACAAGCCAATAAGATTCACGTAATTAGTCATACACACACTCCTTTCATGGTTTCAAGTAATATGTGGCGATTTTATACCATACATTAAAAAAGCACAAACCTTTTACGTGGTTTAAAATACGACAAAAAAGTCCTTTTTTAGCCCTGTCCAAAGTGATAAAATGCAATAGAATGGAGGTGTTTAGGATGAAAATTGAGATTCACGAAATATTGAAGTTCGTACGGCAAAAGTCTAAAAAATCACAAGAAGAACTAGCATTTCTGTTAGATGTTGACGTTAAGACAATTCGAAAGTGGGAGACCGGGAAAAGTGAGCCGCCATGTTCAAAGGTTGTAGAATGGTTCCGAGGCGTTGGCATGAATCCGATACCTTATTTGCTTGTGTACGCATATCCTAATGATTTCAAATTGGAAGAAATGCAGGATGCAGACAAGATAGCAAAGCTCTATGAACTCATCACCGAGAACTTGACCATCGAAGACAAGAAGGCATTGGTTCAGATTTTTTCGGGGATGCACGGGTCCAGTCCATCATCCGTGATTCAGTTAACGCTAGCGCACCTTAGCAACCCATTGTTGGAGCGAATTTATGTTGCAGAATTTATACTGGAGCAGTACAGATTCAACCATATGAACGACGAAGAAGGTTATCATCCAAATATAGAAATGCTGGAGCGGGCAGTGCAGGCAGCCAAAGAAGCCGTCGAGAAGGGCGATGAAGGCTACATCAATACAATGGATGATATGTAACGGGAGTGTAACATTTTTTTAGTATACACCAGTATGCACTAGTATGCACTAGTTGCAACAACTGTTGAAAAGTAAGGGTTTTATGCAACCAGTGCCAACTAGTGCAAACTAGGGTGTCGGGTTCGACTCCCACCATCTCCACCAATTAAAGCCTTGAAACTCAATTGTTTCAAGGCTTTTTTAATTTGAAAAGTAACGCATATGTAACATTTTGAAATTTTGCGCCTACTTTTCCACAGATTGTGAGAGCATTTCGCCCAATGCGGAAGCTAGTTTATCTTCTTCCTCTTTTTTCTCGAAGAGATGCGTATAAATCCCGAGTGTCGTTGAAACATTAGCGTGACCCATGCGCTTTGATACGGTGGCAGGGTCAGCACCCATTGAAATGCAGATGGAAGCGTACGTGTGACGGAGAGCATGAAAGGTAATTGGTTCAAGCCCGATGCGCTCCATGTAACGACTCAATCTTTTGGCGCACTGTTCCGGGTGGAAAGCTTCACCATTTTGTTCTTTGATTAGATAGTCTGAATTTATCCACAACGGACCGAGCTTCAATTTCTGCTCTATGTGATGTTTTCGGAGCGCCTTTACGTCACGAATAACGGGCGCCGGAAGGATGCACAAGCGTTCACCGGAGGCTGTTTTGGTATCCTTTATGAATTCGTTGCCTATCCTATGCATGTACCTAGTTCGTTGGATATAGAACCGTCCGTCATCCGGTATTTCATTTTCCAATATCCCCATTATTTCCCCACGACGGAGGGAGCCGAAAAGCGCCAGTTCGAAGCAGACCCTTTGGTCGAGGGGGATTTCGTCAAGGTGAGAGCAGAACACGGTGAAGTCTTCCGGCGAAAGTATCTGAATTTCTTTTTTCTTATTGGATGGAAGTATAACGTCATGGCACGGATTACTTTTCAAGAGTTCCCAGTTAACGGCAATCGAACAGCAAAGACGGAGGATAGAATAGGTATCTTTCACGGTTTTCGGGGACAAGCTCAAGGATAAGTCATCTATCCACGCCTGAATGGTTCGAGGCGTTAATTTAAGTAAGTCTAGTGTTCCTATAGTGGTATTGATTCTCTTAAGTGCAGCGTTATAGCCGTACACAGTATTTTGAGACTTGTTGTTGATAACCTGATTCCACACGGCGCTACACATATCCGACACTGTTTTACATTGTGAGGACACGCCGGATATTGAATCAACCCAATCGTCTATTTGAACGTTGAGGTCCTTCTTTGATGTGGCACGGAACACCTTTGATTTCTGCTTTCTTTTCCCTGTATAATCCGGCTCTAAATCTACCCATACCCGGTATTTATTCCGTTCTAACTGCTTGATATGCATAACATCACTTCCTTTGACCGACTATAAAATCAAGCTGCTTATCCATGTAATCAACCTCCGAATCGTTCAGGTCGGATGCCTTTATCTTGATACAGAGGTCATCGGATGGTGTGCCTTCAATGGCAGCTAGGAAGTCGGGATTTTTTGAATCGTGAATATAGTTAAGATAATATTCCTTATTGAGTCCGTCCGGAATATCCGCTTCCGTGAATCCGGCGAGATAGGCGGGGTTGACATCTAAAACTTGTGCGAATTTTGCAACTTTATCACGTGGAATATCTCGTTCCCCTTTTTCAATCTTATTTATAGTAGACCTAGAACTATAACCAACCAACCGACCCAATTCTGCCTGCGATAGCTCAAGTCGCTCTCTTTCTTTTTTTATTCTTTCGCCTATATTATCCATCATTAACTGCCTCACTTTCTGTAGTTCTTATTGATATAGTACCATAATGCTAAACAAAAATTAAATAAAAATTAAAAAAATGTTGACATGTAGTCGACGTAGTGCTAATATAGACGTAGGCTTAAAGTCTACGAAAGGAGGGAATCATGACCGACAAGCAGAAGTTCGATGAGCGTGTTCAAGAGTGCGGCTACAGAATGGAATATGTGGCGGAGCGACTCGGGATTACCGTTCAAGCCTTATATAACAAGCGTTGCGGAACTAGAAGCTTCACGGCGCCGGAAATCAAGACGTTATGTGAGCTGCTGTCAATCGATACGATGGCAGAAATGCGTGATATTTTTTTGCGTTAGATGTTGACAAATAGCCAACGAAAGGAGGGCAATATGTACGGATTCGTAACGGTACCGGAATTCAGCGTGCTGATGGGAATCAGCACTGACACGGTATACCGGCTGGTGAAAAAGGATGCAATCCCATACTACAAGGTCGGGAAGAACATCAGAATCAGAATTGATGATTTCAGAAAGGGAGGACAGACAGACTATGAAGAATTCCAGATTCTCGAAGATTAAAAAGCACTGGGAAGAGTTCTGGGAAGCGGAAAACGCTGAGGAGTACAACGGCGACACCGTGGGAATGTACATCGGAGGCACAATCGGAACGTTATTGATGGTAGCAATGATTTTGTACGGAGGTATGTAAGATGAAGATTCACAAGGAAATCGTATGGAACAAGGGCGCTAACCCGAAGAAGGACGGCGATTACATGGTGGCAATGTTCTGGACGGATGGTAGCCTGTATAGCATTCATTATCTGGGCTACACCACCAAGTACGGATGGAACACCAGCGGAGAATCAAGCACTCACGGATGGGGGCAGAACCCCAACGATGGAGCGTATGCATGGGCAGAATTGCCATTCTAAAGCGAAAAGCCCATGCCGGAGCATGGACTAATCAAAAGTATAACTTGATTGTAACAACTTAATTGTAACACAAGGAGAGCAAAAATGAAATACGAATGCGAAAACTGCGGAGCCTTTTATTCCGATGAGGACGTCACAGAAGAGGGCGAAATGAGAGAAGACTACCTCGGAGTCAGATTCTGGGCAACATTCCATTATTGCCCTTGCTGTGGCGAGGAAGTAATCACGGATGAGGACTACGAAGACACCGAAACCATTGAGGATATTAACAAGTCGCTGTATAGCGAATGGATGAGACAAGCACTTTAGGAAGGAGAATGAAATGGAACTGAAATTTCGAAAACTCAAGGCAGATGAAATCGACTGCCGGGTCCAGCAGATTAAGCCTAACGGCTTATCGCTGCTGCTGTACAAGGATGCACGGTGTGACCAAAACATCCTCGACGAGACCGTCGGGGCGATGAACTGGCAGCGACACCACAACCGGGACAACGCCAACTGCATCGTGTCCATCTGGGACAGCGAAAAGAACCAGTGGGTCGAGAAGGAGGACACCGGCACCGAAAGCCGAACCGAAAAAGCGAAGGGACTGGCATCCGACAGCTTCAAGCGTGCCTGCTTCAACTGGGGCATCGGACGGGAACTGTACACGGCGCCGTTCATCTGGATTGATGCGAAATACTGCAACATCCGAGATGGCAAGTGTAACGACCGCTTCGTGGTCCGGAATATTGGCTACACCGGTGACAAAATCACGGAGCTTGTAATCTACAACACCAAGACCAAGGAGTTCTGTTATCGATTAGGCAATCCGCCAGTCGAACCGGAAGAACCGAGCATTGCGAACGAACGAATCAAGCCTCACGAGGCAAGAGTGATTAAGCGGATGCTTGAAGAGTCCGAATCGGACATTGACAGCTTCTTAGGCTATTACAACGTGGAGAAGGTCGAGGACATGACCGAGGCTGATTATGTGGATGCAAGCCGGAA